AAATATAATGGACCAGTCCATTGAATAGGGTAATTACCAGTAAGTACGTTACCTCTTGGTGAATTTAAAGCAGGTTTATTATAACCAGCAGCTTTTAAAACGTCACCTTTTTTGAAGTGTTTAAAATCTGTTTTTGCGATAAAACAAAAAACACCAGTATCTTGTACAATCTTAATGTACTTTTGACCTTCTTTGATTTTTGTTTTGTTATCCCAATTATCAACTTGTTCTTTTGAATAACCTGATAATTCTTTGCCACCAAGAGTTGACCATCTTACATAGTCAGCTTTAGCGCCAGCCATCAAGTTTTTTATTCCTTCGTCAAGTGTTTTAGCAGTTTTTTCAACTTTTATCATAGTGTAGTCTCCTTATTTGTTATTATCTAAAATTGCAATATAACCACCAGCAACAAATAATGCTAAACCCATAGAGGCGTACATTAACATTTCGCCGATAGTATTACCAAGTTCCATACATTTTCCGTCACAATCACCAGCAGAGCCAGCAATCATAATAAAACCTAGAACCATCAAAATTGAAGAAATTATAGTTTTCATAGTGTTTAAGTCCTTTCTCATTTTCTATAACCATAATACCACAGATAAATATAGAAAGCAAGCACTTTTTTTAAAAAAATGACTAAAAAAACCTTTAAAAATCAACGCTTTTTTAATTTTTTTGTACTACTTTTGTTCTTTTTAGCGTCCGGATGCTCAAAATATCAAGAAAATTGCGAATTTTCGCCTGATTTTGAGATTTCTAGCGAATCACTTAGCGAATCACTTGACGGAATTGTTCAAATTGACAAAATCCTAGCAAAATCACGTTGTAATTTCTAATATAAATATTAAAAACAAAAAAAATAAAGGAATTTATGCCAAAAATGAGAAAATTCCTGTTTTGGAATGAAGCAGGTGAAGAAAATGAGAAAGAAGCGATAAGTTTGAAGAAAGCTATAATGTCGGTTCAGTCAAATTATAAAGATAAAACAATTTCAGTTGAATATATTAGTAAAAAAGGCAAACAAATGTGTCATAGTATTAATATACCGATTGGTAGAAAGATAAAACAAGCAATAATTCAAGAAAGACGTAGAGAAGCACTAAAAGCAGCTAGGGGAAGATAATGCCAGCAGTAGTAAGAAAAGGTGACCCTTTATCAACAGGTCACGCTTGTGTAGGAACAACTACATTAAATACACCAGGACAAGGAACGGTTTTTGCAAATAATATTTTAGTTGCAAGAAAAGGCGACCCAACCGTATCACATATTGCACCACCAGTACCAGCCTGTCCAGCTCACGTTAAAGTTATAAATGCAGCTTCGCCAAATGTGTATGTTGTAGGTATAAAAGTTGGTAGAGTTGGTGATAGTACAGACGCAGGTGCTATGACAGGTGGTTCACCAAATGTTTTTGCAAACGGCTAATAAAAGTATATAAATATTAGCGATATGGCACAATACGATTCAGCATTAGTAAGTAAATCTAAACGTAATTCACGAAAATTTAGTGACATTGATATTGATTTCACTAGAAACGTGGTAACTAGTGATGTATTAAGAGTTGAAGACGTTGTAGCTGTAAAAAGAAGTGTAAAAAATTTAGTACAAACTGGTTATTATGAGAGACCATTTCAACCAGAATTAGGATGTGGTATTAGAGAATTGTTATTTGAAAACTTTACGCCAATGACTAAAGTATTTTTACAAAATAAAATAGTTGAAGTATTAGAGAATTACGAACCACGAATAGATTTACAAAGTGTTAAAGTAGATGACGACCAAGATGGTAATAGATTAGTTGTTGATATTTACTTTTATGTAGTAGGTGTACCAGAGCCACAAACGGTACAAACATTTTTACAAAGGCTAAGATAAGATGGCAAATAGTAAGTTAGTAGTTTCAGATTTAGATTTTAATGATATAAAAAGAAATCTAAAAACATTTTTACAAAGTCAATCTCAATTTCAAGATTATGATTTTGAAGGTTCTTCTTTAGCAATTCTATTAGACATTTTATCCTATAACACTCACTATATGGCTTACTTAGCCAATATGGCAACAAATGAATTATATCTTGATAGTGCAGATATAAGAAACAATATTGTTTCATTAGCAAAAATGCTAGGTTATACTCCTAGTTCACCAAGAGCACCAAAAGCTTCAATCAATTTAGTTGTTAATAACGGAACAGGCACATCAATTACAATGGCAAAAGGTACGGTGTTTACATCAACCGTTGAAGACACAACTTATCAATATATTACTAATGAAGATATTACAACAACACCTCTTGATGGTGTTTACCAATTTTCAGATGTCACTATATACGAAGGTACTTTAGTTAAATTTAAATATTCAGTTGATGAAACAGATGTTGACCAAAGATTTATTATTCCTAATGCTAACGCAGATACTTCAACTTTAAAAGTTTCAGTTCAAAATTCTGCTACTGATACTACTTCAGCAACATATTCTTTAGCTAGTGGTTATTCAGGTGTAAAAGCAGATTCTAAAGTTTATTTTATACAAGAAAGTAATGATGGTAAATTTGAAGTTTATTTTGGCGATGGTGTTACCGGAAATAAATTAACTGATGGCAATATTGTAATATTAGAATATATTGTCACAAACAAAACAGATTCAAATGGTGCTAAAACTTTTGGTTTACAAGGTAGTGTTGGAGGATTTACAGACGTTTCAATTACAACTAATTCTGTATCTCAAGGAGGTTCTGAAGCTGAAGATGACGAATCTGTTAAGTTCAATGCACCTTTAAGTTTTGTTGCTCAAGATAGAGCGGTTACAACTACTGATTATGAAACACTTGTAAAACAAATTTATCCTAATGCATTATCAGTAAGTGCTTGGGGTGGTGAAGATGATGAAACACCAAGATATGGTATTGTTAAGATTGCAATTAAAGCAGGTTCAGGTTCTATATTAACTGACCAAACAAAATTAGATATTGTTAATGGATTAAAACCTTTTAATGTTGCTTCAGTAAAACCTGAAATAGTTGACCCCGAAACAACTTCAGTTTTAGTGACTTCAGTTATTAAGTATGACGCAAATAGCACAACTAAATCTAAAGATACTTTAAAATCAGATATAGTATCTACAATTACAAATTACAACTCATCATCACTACAAAAATTTGATGGTGTTTATAGACACTCAAAATTAACAGGATTAATTGATGATACAGACGCAAGTATTTTATCAAACACAACAACAATTAAAGTTAGAAAAGATTTTACACCTGTAATTAATAAAGCTACAAAATATGATATTTACTTTAGAAATGCATTATACAATCCACATTCAGGACATAACTCAGCTATGGGTGGTATTTTAACTTCAACAGGATTTAAAGTATCAGGTGATAACAATGAAATGTTTTTAGATGATGACGGTAATGGTAATGTTAGAAGATATTATCTTGTTTCTGGTGTTAAAACTTATGCAGACAATAATCAAGGTACAATTGACTACTCAACTGGTCAGGTAACTTTAAATTTATTAAATGTTTCTTCAATATCAAATATTAGAGGTTCTGCTTCAACTATTATTGAGATTACGGTACAACCATCTTCAAATGATGTTGTTCCTGTCAGAGACCAAATTGTAGAAATTGATGTAGCAAACTCAATCGTTACCGTAGAAGGAGATACTTTTGTTGGTGGTTCTGCTGAGGCAGGTGTAGGTTACACAACATCATCAAGTTATTAATGATTAATGGCAAAGTTCAATGAAAAAATCTCAACGATACTCAACAGCCAACTTCCAGAGTTTGTAGTTGCTGACCATCCTAAATTTGCCGAATTTCTAAAAACCTATTATCAATTATTAGAGTCTGCTGAATTACAAGTAAAAGATGTTCAAAATACCGTTGGTGTTTTAATTGAAACAGAAACAGGCCAAGAAAATAATATTGTATTTAACTCAACTGGTATAGGTAGTTCTAATACACCATTAAATGAAGGCGATAAAATATTATTAGAAGAAACTGCTTATGGTAAATTTACTTTTGGTGAAGAAATAAAAGGTAGAACATCAGGAGCTAGAGCATTTGTATTATCTGAAGATTTACCAAATAGTAGATTAATAATATCTGCTCAAGATAAATTTGTTAGAGGTGAAATAGTTGAAGGTGTATCATCATCTGCTTCTGCTACAATAACTAATTACAGACCTCAACCAGTTCAAAACATTTCAGACCTAGTAAACTTTAGAGACCCCGATAAAGCGATTGAATCTTTTTTAAATAATTTTAGAAATGAATTCTTAGCAACAATACCTGAAGTATTAGATAACGAAGTCAATAAAAGAAATTTAATTAAAAACGTCAAGTCATTATATAAAGCAAAAGGTACGGCTGCAGGTCACGAATTATTTTTTAGATTGTTATTTAATGAACAATCAGAAACAATTTATCCAAGAGAACAAATGTTAAAAACTTCAAGTGGTCAATATGACTCTTTGAAGATTTTAAGAATTATTGAAAGAGTTGGAAACACAGAGGGTTTAATTGGTAGAACAATTACAGGTAAAAATTCAAAGGCAACTGCTATTATTGAAAACTTAGCACGTTTTCAAATTGGTGATGATACAATTACAGAATTAATATTGAATCAACAAACCATAGTAGGTACTTTTCAAGTAGGTGAAGAAATATCAGGAACAACAAGTGATACAGATGACTACTTTATTAAGGCAGATATTACAGGTATACCAGGAACAAAAACAATTACAAATTCTGGTGCATTATATAAAATAGATGATGACGTAGTTGTTGAAGCTGGTGGTATAGGTGCTTTATTTCAAATTTCAGATATAGGTACTGGTCAGGTAAAAGAAATTGTTATTGATAATCCTGGTGAAAATTATAATATTGGTGATGTAATTAATTTTACAAATGATGGTACTTTTGGTTCAGGTGCTTCGGGTTTTGTAAGTATTGTTACCGGTAGTTTTAGAGACCAAGGTGGAAATTTAAATCCTCCTACAAATGAAGATTTTATAGTATTAGAAGACCAAACAACTTCAGGTGACGCATATGACGGAAATAATATTGTACAAGAAACACAAACTGGTTCTGAAAAAAATCCACCTTTAAAAACAGGTGAGATAACTAAAATATTTTTATCAAATACAGGTGGTGGTTATAGTAATACTCCTGTTTTGTCAATCACTTCATCATCAGGAATAAATGGTGTTGTAAAAGCATATGGTGAAAATATAGGAAAAGTTGATGGATTAAGAACCGTTGAACACGGTAAAAAATATGAAACAGCACCAGCACCTACATTAAAGTTTTTTAGAAATTTATTAGTGACAAATGTATCTGGTTCATTTAACCCTAATACAACATTTACATCTTCAAGTGGTGGTTCAGGTACAATTGTTAATTTAGATGTAAGTAGAGGTATATTAAAATTAAAAAACGTATCAGGAAATATTAATTTAAATGATACAATTACATCACAAACAGGTGGTACATCAATTGTAAAAAGATTTAATTTAGCAGCTGCTAGTGTAGATGTTGTTCCTGTGACAGATACAGATGGTGAATTTATTAATGAAGATGGTAAACTTTCAGAAAGTACAATGAAGATACAAGATAGTTTATACTATCAAGACTTTTCATATGTTATAAAAGTAGGTCAATCTATTAATGCTTGGCGAGATAGTTTCAAAAAAACTATGCATACTTCAGGTTTTTATTTTACAGGTCAAGTAAACGTAACCACTCAACTAAATGCAAAAACATCAACATCAATAACTGGTTCTGTATCAGGAGTTTCTGAAGGTCCATTGATGTCAATTCTAAATACACTTTTCTCTACTATTTTTGGTAGAAGATTAGGAACAAGTTCAGATGGTACAACTTTAAGAGCAAATGCTAATTTAGCTGGTCAGATAGATAATGACCCACAAACTCACGACCACTTTACTTCAGGCACTAGAGATTTGACTTTAAGGACGCCACCTGTAAAAATTGATTATTTAAGTAGAGTAAGAAGACTAATTGCAGGTAAGAATGGTACGTTTCTTGTTAAGTCAGGACACGCATACGCAGGACCAAGATATACGTTTTTAAATAAAAATATTCAAAGTATATACAGCGGTGCAGGATTTAACTTTCAAACCTTTAATGATATAAAAATTATAGGTACTAGAACAGGATTAGACGGTCAACCTGCTATATTCATTGCAACCTCAACAGCAGATGGTAAAAATCTTAAATCAAATTTTGCTATTCCAGCCACGATTGCAACTAACAAAAACGACTTTTCTAACACAATTACCAACTTCAGCCAAACAACTGCTACGTTTGATGATACAACGCCGTAAAATGATTATAAATAGTAGAGAGATTTAAATATGCCAAAAAGTTTAATAAATTTAGGAAGTTCACCAAATGACGGTACAGGTTCTAACCTACGTACTGGTGGTACTATTATCAATAATAACTTCAACGAGATTTATACGAATCTTGGTGATGGTACTAACTTAAAACCCTATATTGATTTTGCAGATGACACGTCAACGGTTTTAAGAGCTAACATTGGTCAACCTTTGACGGTTACTGGTGGTCTTGGTATTACAACTTCTATAACAAGTGGTAAATTACAAATTGCAGTAGATAACTCGGTTCTAACTGCTAATGCAACTGCTACACTTACAAATAAAACTATTAGTTTAACTAATAATACAATTTCAGGTACATTAACAGAATTTAATACAGCATTATCAGGAACAGATTTTGCTACAACTGACCAATCACAAACATTGACTAATAAGTCTATGAATGGGTCTCTCAACACTTTTACAAATATAGGTAATAACTCATTAACAAACTCTGGTTTTACAATTAGAGATAATACGTCAACAACAGATGTTGTAAGTTTAGGTGAAACATTATCTATTTTAGGTACTGGTTCTGTATCAAGTTCGGTAACAGGAAACACGGTAACTCTAAACGTATCAAATTTAACAAACTCTGATTTATCAGGTAGTGCAGGTATCACAAATGCAAACTTAGCTAATTCTTCAATAACAATTGGTAATAGTTCAGTTAATTTAGGTGGTACTTTATCAAGTGCAGGTAATTTAAACTTAACAGGTTCATCTTCAATTTCAGGCACAGGTACTATTGACCAAACTGGTTCAGGTTCTAAAGTTAGATTTAATTTTGCTAACGTACCTAGTTTCCCTAGTTATTCAACATATTCAGGTTCTATTGCGATTGACGAAACAAATGAAATAATGAAATTTGCTTCGCCAAGTGCTTGGATTGAATTATTATCAGAAAACTCTGTACTAGAAAAAATTTCAAATGTATATCAAACTGGTGTTCAAAATGGTTACGTACTAAAATGGAATTCAGGTACTGCTCGTTGGGAAGCAAATGCAGAAGCAGGTGGTTCATCTTTAACGGTTGCAGATGAGGGTAGTGATTTATCAACTGCCGCTACTAAATTAGATTTTGTAGGTTCTGGTGTAACCGCTTCGGGTACAGGTGCAACAAAAACAATTACAATATCTGGTGGTGCAGGTGCTTTAAATGATTTATCAGATGTAGTAAATAGTTCACCAACAGCTGGTATGACACTTGTTTATAATGGTTCAAATTGGGTACAAGCGACAACACCAGTAGGACAATTATTGGTTACAGCAAATGGTTCAAGTGGTTACAGATTTACAGGTGCAGGTTTCCCTTCAACTTCAAGTGATAATCCTGATTTACACTTAAAAAAAGGTCAAACTTATTACTTTATTAATAACTCTGGTGGTTCACACCCATTCAG